TGGTAAACTTATGCCTTACAAGAACCAAAACGTTTGTAGACCGTTTATCTCTACGTCTAAACGCTCGCTAGAAGATTGGTGCGATCGTAAGGATGTGCCGTTTATGGTTGACCCAGGAAACACAGACCGAAAGTTTATGAGAAGTATTATTAGAAACGATATGATGCCTCATGCACGCAAGGTAAATAAAGGTATCGAAAAAACATTTAAAAAACTTGTAGAAAGGGAATATAATCTTTTATACTAAGGGGGATTAGCTCAATTGGTTAGAGCATCCGACTCATAATCGGGAGGTTCAGAGTTCAAGTCTCTGGTCCCCTACCATGCCCGAATAGCTCAATTGGTAGAGCAGTGGTTTTGTAAACCAAAGGTTGCGGGTTCAATTCCTGCTTTGGGCACCATAAGCGGCTATCGTATAATGGCTATTACCTCAGCCTTCCAAGCTGATGATCTCGGTTCGATCCCGAGTAGCCGCTCCAAACAAAGGAGAAAAAAAATGAATAAACTTTTACAAGCAGCGTTAAGTCATTACGAGGCACAAAGGGACGAATCTCTTGCTGTGCTAGAAGTCTACTTCAATAACTCTGTAGGGATCGGCGAACATTCTAATTTGTTAAAAGAAATTACAGAATGGACACAAAAGCTTGCCGAAGCGGAAGAAAATATTTCTGCTTTAGATAAACATTTTGTCGAATAAAATAACAGTTACTTCGTTCTTTATTTGAGGTAACTAACTAGATATAATAGAAAAGGTTTTTGCCTCTTCCAATTGGTTTTAAAAGTTATAACAAACCATAACGGGAGAATATATTATGGCCTTTGGTTTAGCCCCAGAAAGTGGTTCTTTTACAACCAACCAACATATTGTTGGTGGTATTGTTACAGGTTCCTCCGGCGAGTATCTAGCACTTCCTATTTCTGCTACAGTTCTTGGTGGGCTGAGCGATCAGAACTCCAATACTTGGAGTCGTTTTTATCTTTCTGAAAGTTTCAATGCAGCATCATCCTCTATTATTCAAGCGCTTAATTTCCTTAAAGCCTCGGGTGGTAACCCATCTGAAGTTTCTGGTGCTGTTAAGATTAACACCTTTACTCACAAGATTCTTGCTAATGAAAACATTGAATCCTCAGCTTCAGTGGAAGCAGGAACTACTTTAGTTGCTGGAACTACTGTTTCTGGTGCTGGTAATGTAGCTGGTGCGTCCATAACATCAGAGGAAGCAACCATTAGTGTTGCCGGTGTTGTTTCGGGTGCCGGTGCTGGACAGTTCGGTACTCTTGTCACAGAAGAAGCTACAATTAGCGTTGCTGGTGTTGTTTCAGGTGCAGGGGCTGTTCAGGGACAAAGCCTAACAATTGCCAACCTTGCCAAAATTAGCGATGGTGGTATTCTTTCAAGTTCGCTTGGAGCAACCCTTGGTAACTTGATCCTAAACGATGATGCCACAAGTCTTCAACTTTCAGGTAACCTAACCACTGCTGGAGTAATATCAAGCTCAGCAGGTGCAACTTTCTTAGGTCCGATGTTTGCTGATGATATTAATGTGTCGGGCACCTTGACCACTGGTGGAGCGTTTGCTCCTTCAGCAATCTCTGGTAATGTTAAAATAAACATTTTTACAGCCAAGATATTATCCAATGCGAATATCGAAACTTCAGCATCGCTCATAGCCAAGACTGACGTTTCTGGTGCAGGGATGATTTCGGGACAAGCACTTACTATCGGCGACTCGGTTATTGTTAGCGATGCTAAGGCTTTGACTAACCTTACAACCATTTCTGGCGCTTCATCGCTTGCTGGTGCTAAGTTGACCATCAATGGTTCTGATGTGGTATCACAAGCTGGGGCAGTTGCTGCTCCGACCACGGTTTCGGGCGCAGGTGCTATCAGCGGACAAAACCTAGTGACAGAAGAAGCTACCATAACAGCCGCAGGTGTTGTCTCTGGTGCTGGTCAGATCCAAGGAACATCATTAAGTGTTGGCAATGGCGCTGGACAGGTTACTGTTGGAGGACAATTTGTAGGTACCTCGTTCCAAGGTGGTTCAGTCGAAAGCCAGACTATTAAAGCGAGCCAGGGTGGTGCATTATCTGGAACCGTTGGTGCTCCGATCGTTGCTTCTGCTACTGGCACTGTGAATGGAAGTAATCACAAAGCGGCGTTTTATGTTTCAAGTAGTGATATCTCAACTGCTGGTAACGCTGCACTAATTCCGAGAATGGTTATACAGGGAACTGATGATGCGGGTGTTTTGAAAGATTTTATGATCTCAGTCTCCGGTGGATTGTTCCAAGTTACAGAATTGACACACGGTACAGCACTACCTATTTAATGTCAAAATAATATGTTTCTAAAGGAAGGGGCTTCGGCTCCTTCTTTTTTTATTTACTACTTAAGTAAAGGCTCCACGAAAGGAGAACTACCAGGGGGTTGTATAATTGGCTTTCGGACTTGTCGGAAATAGCGGTTCTTTTCAAGTAAATGCTGAGATGCTTGGTGGCATTGTCACTGGTTCGGGAAACGAGTTTTTAGCTCTACCAATATCAGCAACAGTTCTTGGTGGATTAAGCGGTCTAAATGCTAATGAGTGGAGTCGCTTCTATCTTAGTGACAGTTTTGGTGCTGCATCGGGGTCTGTTATTCAGGCCCTCAACTATCTAAGTGCTACAATAAAGGTTAACTCTGATGGAGACGTTGCTGGACCTGCTTCGTCAAATGATAACGCTATTGCTAGATTTGATGGCACTAGTGGAAAAATAATTCAAAACTCATCTCAGATAACAATTAGCGATGACGGTGTTATATCAAGCTCAGCCGGCGCTACCTTCTTAGGACAAGTTATAGCTAATGGTGCCCTTAACGTATCAGGCACTTTAACCGCTGCCACATTTTCTCCGTCAGCAATTTCAGGGGCAGTAAAGATAAATGTATTTACGCATAAGATCCTTAGTAATAATAGCATTGAATCCTCTGCCTCTTTAATCGCTAAGACTACGGTGTCAGGCGCAGGGGCTGCATCCTTTGCGTCCTTAACAACAGAAGAGGCGACAATCTCTATCGCTGGCGTTGTTTCCGGCGCAGGTGCAATACAAGGTAAAAGCCTGACAACAGAAGAGGCATCAATATCAGCCGCTGGTGTCTTCACTGGATCAGGTGGTATTTCAGGACAAAGCTTGATTATCGCCAATCTTGCTAAAATTAATTCTGATGGTGTTATCTCAAGCTCGGCGGGAGCGACTATTGGTAATTTAATTCTCAATGATGATGATACAAGTTTACAGCTTTCTGGTGCTTTAGTTGCCCAAAGCATATCAAGTTCCGTTGGATCAACGCTTG